TTCTTGTAATCACAGGCCAGGCAGTATAAATAGATGTTATCCTCTAAATCCAAATTACATTGAAGAGAGCCCTGATCCAGGGGGCATAAAAGCTCTGGAACAAGGCTCTCTTTTGATAAAGAGATATATTTCGATACATATTGTATCTTCATTTATCCTACTTCTTTTCAGTTGTTGGGAATCGCAATAGCCATTCCTGTGCTTTAGGGGTCATACCCTTCCAGCTGGACCAATCCTGACCGCCATTGGTCATATAGTACGTTATCTCTGCGTTTGTTACTGGGTCGAATAACTCTTTGTTACTCTTTAGGTCGAACTTCTCAAGTCTTTCAGGACCAAGATTTCCGATCATGTTTATCTGGAATATTCCGTAAGAACTATCTCCAGTTGTCTTATCCCCGTTATATGCAAGCGGTCTTCCGTTAGATTCACGCTTTGCTATGGACCAAGCTTTTTTAAGGCCTACTCCTTCGAATCCTACAGTCTTAAGTAGCAATAGCAACTCTTCGTCTGTAAGCATCTCAGATGGCTTGTAAATTTCTTTACTGAACTTATCTAAGACTTCTTGCTTTAGTTGGGCTTCAGTTTTCACTAAAGGTTTTACTACTAAGGCTTGTGCGGGCTGGACTGGAAACATAAATAATGTTATCATTACTATTGTAACCAGATTATGAGCCAAATCACTAACCTGTTGTTTTATTTTCTCCATTGGCATTTCCTCCTCTAGAGATAACGAACTACAATCATAACATTGATAGGATAAGCCTGTCAAGCCAGTCAACTAGAAAGAAAACATGAATATATCTTATTATACTATTCAAGCGGGGCTAAACCCTGCGGTTGGCTTTGGATATGCGGGAAAAAATATTGTTAAATCATTAAATAATCTAGGGCATGTTGTATCTTTTGCTAATCCTAAATCTACTATTCAATTAAACTTTACTCAGCCACACCATTTTAAATTACATAGAAAACAATATCAAATAGGATACACTCCATGGGAATCAACATCCATGCGCCCCGACTGGGTTGAAAGATTTAATGCATGTGATGAAGTTTGGGCGACATCTAATTGGTGTGCACAAGTATTTAAAGACAATGGTATTACAAAGCCAATATATGTTTACCCACACGGTATAGAAAGTATTTGGAAACCAAAACGCAGAGCTATTCGAGAAGGACAACCACTTAAATTTTTACACATAGGGGAACCATCTCCTAGAAAAGATGGACAGTTAGTAGTAGATACCTTTATTAAACTATTTGGCGGAAACCCAGATTACCATTTAACAATTAAAGCGCACATATCTAATACTACTAGAGTGTATGATAAATATAATCAGTTTATGAGTCCAGAGATGGCATACAGCAACATATCTTTAATTACAGATGAATACAGTGAAGAAGATCTTGTTTCTTTGTATCACAGCCACCATGTTTTGCTGTATCCTACTTGGGGCGAAGGGTTTGGCTTTATACCGCTTCAAGGTTTAGCAACAGGTATGCCAGTTATATCAACATATGATTGGTCTCACTATGTGGACTACATGGGACCACTCAAATTAAAATCTAAACTTACAGATGAGACTTTACCCAAATCAGTTGGAGATGAATATATTGGAAAGATGTTTAAACCAGATGCAAAACATCTAGAAGAGTTAATGCGTGATGTATCTATTGATTATAAAGGTTACTCTGGATATTATTTTGCTCAAGCAGATAAAATACATGAAGATTATAATTGGGATCAGTTGACTAAGAAAGCTTTTGAGCATTTAGTAGAAAAGTTTTCTTAGGACTTCCCCTTTTAAGCGTTCTTTGGTAGAATAGGATCTTCACACTAAATTTAAATTAACCGCCAGGCGGAGAAAAAGGTATTATAAAATGTCTAAGACTATTGCAAACCCATACGAAAATTTCATTGCGTTATCAAGATATGCAAGATGGATATCAGAAGATAATCGTCGTGAGACTTGGGGCGAAACAGTAGATAGATATTTTAACTTCATGCTTGGCCATCTAGAAAAGAACCATAATTATATTCCAAATGAGAAGCTTGTTGCGGAATTAAAAGAGTTCGTCTTTGAACGAAATGTTATGCCATCAATGCGTTCTGTTATGACTTCAGGAGCAGCATTGGAAAGAGATAATGTAGCTGGATATAACTGTGCTTTCTTACCAGTTGATTCACCACGTTCATTTGATGAGACTATGTATATCCTTATGTGCGGTACAGGTGTAGGATTCTCTGTTGAGTATAAGTACATCAATAAGCTTCCTGCCGTCCCAGAAACTTTAGAGAAGTCAACTACAGTTATTACAGTAGAAGACTCAAAGCAGGGCTGGGCTAAAGCATACCGTGAGTTGCTAGCACTACTTTGGTCTGGACAGATTCCAGCAATTGATGTTTCTAAGGTAAGACCAGCAGGAGCAAGACTTAAGACAATGGGTGGAAGATCTTCAGGCCCACAGCCACTTATTAACTTGTTTGATTTTACAATTGCAAAGTTTAAGAATGCTACAGGAAGAAACCTAAAGCCAATCGAATGCCACGACATTATGTGCAAGATTGGTGAAGTAGTTGTTGTTGGAGGAGTTCGTCGCTCAGCAATGATTTCTCTTTCTAATATTAATGATATTGAAATGGCACAGGCAAAGTCAGGTAACTGGTGGGAAGCAAGCCCACAACGTGCCCTGTCTAATAACTCTGTTGCGTATTCACGCAAGCCAGAGATGGAGCAGTTTATTGCAGAATGGAAATCTCTATATGATTCAAAATCAGGAGAACGAGGTATATACAATGTGGCCGCAGCTCAAGCCCAAGCAGCCAAGTATGGAAGAAGAGATCCAGATATACACTACGGAACTAACCCGTGCTCAGAGATTATTTTACGTCCTTACCAGTTTTGTAACCTTTCAGAAGTCGTACTACGTGAAAACGATACAAAGAAAGATATTGAACGTAAAGTAGAGCTAGCAACCATTCTTGGAACCTGGCAGTCTACTCTTACAGACTTTAAGTATCTACGTAAGATTTGGAAAGATAACACAGAAGAGGAACGCCTGCTAGGAGTTTCTTTGACTGGACAGTTTGGGCATAAGTTTATGTCAGGCAAACAAGATTTGGTTGCACTAGAGTCATTCTTGATGACTCTTAGAGAAGCAGCAAGAGCAAAGAATAAAGAAGAGGCTGGGAAAATTGGGATTCCTGAGTCTGCCGCTATTACTTGTGTAAAGCCTTCTGGAACAGTATCTCAATTGGTCGGGGTATCTTCAGGAATGCATGCTTGGCATTCTCCATATTATATTAGAACTGTTCGTGGTTCAAAGGGAGATCCAATTTCTACCTTCCTTAAAGAGGTGGGGATTCCAGTAGAAGATGATGTAATGAAGCCAAACGATACATACGTATTCTCATTCCCAGTAAAGGCACCAGAGGGTGCAATTGTTAGAAATGATCTTACTGCTATTGAGCACCTAAACATTTGGTTGGTTTACCAACGTGCATGGTGTGAGCATAAGCCATCAATTACGGTTTCTGTAAAGGAAGACGAATGGATGGATGTAGGAGCTTGGGTATATAAGAATTTTGATGAGGTATCTGGAATTTCATTCTTGCCGCATTCAGATCACTCATACAAGCAAGCACCTTACCAAGAAGTAGACAAAGCAGAATACGATGCACTTGTTGCAAGAATGCCAAAGGATATTCGTTGGGAAGATTTATCTTTCTACGAGACAGAAGATGGCACATCTACTAATGCTACCCTTGCCTGCAGTTCAGACGGAAATTGTGAGCTAGTAGACATTTCTAGTTAAAAGTAGTACAATGTAATTGGGGTAAAACCCAAATTCCTGGGCACACGGCCCAGAAATAGGAGGATCTAATGAAACAAGATCTAAACAATGATGGGAAAGTAACTATGCAAGAGAAATATCTCGCAGCGTTGGCAAGCTATGGTCGTCACTTTTTGGGTGCAGCTATCGCTCTTTACATGACTGGAAACACTGACCCAGGAGACTTACTCAAGGGCGGAATCGCAGCATGTCTGCCAGTTATTCTAAAAGCACTTAATTCTAACGAGCCAGCATTTGGCTTTACAAAGAAGTAAAAATTTAATATCGATTAGGAGTGCCCTTATGGTAAAATATCCATAAGGGCTTTTCTAATTTAGGGGTAAATGTGGCAGCGCAAAAAAATTTCGAAGTAGATCAAAATACAACCTTTACATTTGAGGTTCAGTATCTTGATGAAGACCAGGTGCCAATTCAATTACATTTTCACACCGCAAAACTTCAAGTAAGAGATACACAAGGCGGAAAAAAATTAGCATTCACCCTTGTAGAAAATGACGGTATAGTAATTAACCCAACTCTAGGTAAGCTTCAAATTTCAATATCAGCAGACAGAACAAATAAGATGTTTTATCCAAAATCAGCATACGATCTAGTTCTAATAGACCCAAGCGTTAACAAGACAAGATTGCTAGAAGGGTATATGACCTTAAGCAGGTCAGTGACAATATAATGGCAACACGCTTAATAGTAACCGAAAATAACCCACTCGTTGTAGTAAGAGCATCTGGAGCACCAGGCCGCACAATAATCAGCGGAACAGGAAATCCAGCTAATACCCTAGGAGTGCCTGGGGATTTTTACTTTGATACAACAACAACAAGATTCTGGGGGCCAAAAGCTTCTCAGACTAACACTTGGAATATAGCCCAAAGCTTTATCCTAGATAAGCAAATAGCACTAACGCATACATGGGAGCTATCTCAAGTAACAGGTCCAGTAGATGGAGTCTATCGGGTAGTAATTAATCACAATCTAGGTTTTAGCCCAAACGTAACAGTTAAATCTAGCGCAGGCGACATATTAGAAACAGGAATAGACTATAATAGTATTAATCAAATAACACTGACTATGGCACAACCGTTTTCAGGGACAGCATATCTGTCATAAGGGAGAAAGAAAATGGCAAGAAAATTTTTAGTCAGCGTCGATCTCAATAAAAATGAGCTCCTAAACGCTAGAATTCAGAACTTGGGTGCAGCACCATCAAGCCCAGTATCTGGACAAATTTATTACGACACATCAAACTCAACGATGTACTACTACAATGGACTGTCTGCACCAGATGGCCCATGGATGCCAATGTCTGGATCAACAGAAGTTGTCCAGGATATTATTGGAGCATCCGTACTTGCTGGTACAGCGTTAACATCAACATACAACGATACAGCAGGAACAACAACTCTTAGACTTAATGATACAGCGGTAACACCTGGTTCATATGGTTCACAAACAGCAATTCCTACATTTACAGTAGATGCTCAAGGTCGTTTGACTGCGGCAGGAACTGTAACAGTAGCAACAACACTTTCAATTGCTGCAGAATCTGGAACAGCAGATACAGTAAACCTTCTTACAGATACTTTAACATTTGCCGCAGGCGAAGGTATCGACACCACTGTAACAAATAATACAATCACTATTACTGGAGAAGATGCAAGCGCATCAAATAAAGGTGTTGCAAGTTTTGATGCAATAGACTTTACAGTTTCAGCAGGAGATGTATCCCTAAAGGAAGAGCGAATCCAAGACATTGTTGGAGACATGATTGTCGCACCAAACACTGAAAATGGAATCGTGGTTACATATGATGACACAGCAGCAAAGCTAAACTTTGATGTTGCCGACTTTGATGTACAGCTTTCTGGAGATGTAGTTGGTACAGCCACAGTAACAAACCTAGCAAGTATCAATATCTCAACAACAATCCAGCCAAACTCCGTAGCCCTCGGAGATGACACAACTGGAGCTTATATCTCAACAGTTGCTGGAACAGCAAATGAGATTACAGTAGCTGGATCAGGTGGAGAAACAGCAGCAATTACAATTGGTTTGCCAGATGACGTAACAATTACTAACAATCTTACAGTTGGTGGTAACTTAAACGTAACTGGAACAATTAACTCAGTAAATACTACTCAAGTAAATATTGTTGATAACAAGATTAACCTCAACACCGACTTTACTGGAACCCCAACAGTAGATGCTGGTATTAGAGTAGAGCGTGGAGCATCTGCTGACGTAGAAGTTCTATGGAATGAGACAAATGATCAATGGACACTTACAAATGATGGAACTAACTATCATGAGATTGTGCGTAAGTGGAAGTCTGATATCACAACAACAGAAGTTGCACCATATACATTTACAGCAACACACAATCTCGGAACACGGGATGTAACAGTAGCAGTATATGCAAACTCTGCTCCATATGGAGAAGTTGAAGTAGATGTTGACCATACATCAGTTAACGTGGTAACATTAACATTTGCAGCCGCACCAACCGCTGGAGCATACAGAGTCGTAATCACTGGTTAAGGAGAGATAAATGTCTGTAAAAAGATTAGTCTCCTTAAATACAGTCAGTTTAGCGACTGACCCAGCAAATCCAAGAATCGGTGACCTATATTTAAATAGCGTCTCCAACAAAGTAAGAGTTTATACCAATACTGGTTGGATTGAAGTTGGAGCAGGTTCAGCAGGATCTGCAGTATCAATAGGAACTACAGCACCAACAACACCTTCCCCCAAAGAGGGTGATCTTTGGTACAACAACGTTGATCCTCACTTCTATACTTATGATGGAACATTCTGGGTAGAAATATCTTTCGGACCCGTCGGACCTGTTGGTCCAGGAGTAGCAGCAGGCGGAACCACTGGTCAGATTGCAGCTAAATCTTCAAACGCAGACTATGCAGTTACATGGGTAAACCCTTATACCGATACAAATGCAAAAGATGCCGTTGGAAATGCAGTAGGATCAGGTCTTTCTTACAATACAACTACAAAAGCAATATCAGTAAATACCGCATTAATTGCATCTCAGACATATGTAGATAATGCAGTCTCAGCGCTCTCCTCAACCGCCGCAGAAACTTATGTGCCAGATTCTTTGGTCGGTAACCCAGATGGAATAGCAACGCTAGATGCAACTGGAAATGTTCCTATCTCCCAGCTAGGAAATATAATTGACGGGGCTCCAGCAGTGCTGAATACCCTAAATGAATTAGCAGCAGCCGTAGGCGACGATGCTAATTTTATTACTAATATCACAAACTCTGTTTATGACACAGAAATTGGTATAATAATGGGAGCGTACTAGGAGATAATATGGCAAATGTAGCAAAACAATTTGTAAGGGCAGCAGCAGCCACTTCCTCAGCAACGCTATATACTGTTCCAGCAAGCAAGACTAATATAGTAACTAATATTTCAATTACCAATACAACCGCTGCAGCAATTACCGCCTCAATTTTATTTAATGACGTTGCATACATTGCAGCCGTAACAGTAGGCGCAAATGATACTCTTGTTATGGATACAAAGACAGTTCTTTCTGCCGCACAAACTATTAAAGGTTTTGCATCTTCGACTTCTGTAAACTTTCACATATCGGGGGTTGAATTATAATGGCAGTTCGTAAAGCAGCTTCGGCATCAGTGGCTCTATCAGGAGGCGGCGGAGGAGCAACAATACCAGTAGGTCCAACAGCGGAAAGACCACAAAATGCTAGTATTGGAGACCTGTATTTTAATACAACTCATGATACACTTGAGCAATACACCAAAAGCGGTTGGCAA